ACAGGCCAACAACGGCCGGCTGCCCGAAGCCAACGCGGCCGTGGACGGCGTCAACCTGCCCGTCTACGACTGGGCCTTCCGCGCCAACTGGACGCTCTTCGACGTCGAGAAGGCGGCCCGCGCCGGCAACTGGGACTACGGCGAGGCCTTGCAGCGGTCGCGCAAGAAGATCTTTGACCTCGGCATCCAGCGCGTCTCCTTCCTGGGCGCCTCCGGGTTCGCCAACACCACCAACAACTGTTACGGGCTCCTGAACCTGCCCAACGTCTTCCAGGACCTCACGGCCTTCGCCGCCGGCGGGAACGTGCCCATCAGCTCCATGCCCCTCACGGTGCTCAACGCCTTCGTGGCCGCGATCGTCAAGATCTACCGCACGAACTGCCAGCGCGCCGCCTGGCCCACCGACTTCTACGTGCCGGAGTCGGACTGGATCGGCATGGGCGGGGACCAATACTCTCCCACCTTCCCCATTGGGACCATCCTGGAGATCCTCGAGAAGGCCTTCAAGAAGATCATCCCGAACGGGAAGTTCAACGGCATCAAGCCCATCGCCTACGCGCAGTCCAGCTACTCGGGCGGTGTCCTGGCCACGGATCAGTACGTCCTCCTCAACAACAACGACGAGGTCCTCAACCAGCAGCTCCCCGTCCCCTTCACCACCACCGTGCCGAACTCCGTGGACAACTTCCAGCTGCAGGACACGGCCTACGCGCAGTTCACGGGCGTCCAAGCGCTGAACCCCCGCCAGATCCTCTATCTGACGGGTGTCGGCGCCAACATGGCCACCTGATTTAATAACTCTCTCTCCGGGGCGGTGGCTTCAGGGGCCGCCGCCCTTTTTTTTTTAAAGGCGGACGAGATGGCAACACCTTACGCAGCAGGAGCTCTTTCGCAGGTGGCAGTCGGCCCAGCGGCCGTGAGCCTGGCCTCCGCGGCCGCTACCGGCGGATCCGGGACTTTCACCTACCAGTGGAACAGGTCGACCCAGGCCTCTTTCGTGCCCTCGGCGGCCACGCAGCTGGCCGGCCAGACGGCCTTGACCCTTTTGGATGCTGGCGTCTCCCCCAACACCGTCTACTATTACGCCCTCACCATCACCGACACGGGCGTGGGAGGCGGGACCTTCAACTCGGCCACCCTGGGCGTCTGCACTGGCGCCGCCGGCAACTTCAACTTCTCTATGCCGGCCGTGGCCGATTTCATGGACTACTTCGACCGGGACTTCCCCTACCAGTCGGACTTCCCCAACGACCCGGACACGACCAAATACTTCACCCAGAAGGACATCCTCAAGGCCTTCCGCCAGGCCAACACGGCCGTCAACTTCAACCTCTTCCTCACGCCTGCCGCGGCCCTGGACGGCTTCATGCTCATGTCCGCCCACAACCTGGTCGAGAACAACCAGGCCAGCTCCCAGGGCGTGCAGGGGCAGTACAACTGGCAGCAGTCGTCCAAGGGAGGGGGCGGAGTCTCCGAGTCCTTCTCCATCCCCGAGACGTTCCAGAAGAACCCGACCTTCGCCGGCTGGGCCAAGACCCAGTACGGCTCCAAATACTTCCGCATGATCCTGCCCCTGCTCGCGGGGCCCATGGACTCCGTGCGGGGAAGGACCCAGCCTTGAGCGCATCCTTCGAGCCGGACGAGATCAACCTGGAGGGCCTGGAGAAGCTGACCAAGGCCCTCAAGCAGAAGAACCCGCCCGTCATACAGATCGGCGTCATCGGTTCGCCGCCGAGGAAGTCGCAGGGCAAGTCCATGCCCACCAACGCCGAGATCGGCGCCGTCCACGAGTACGGATCCCCAGTCAAGGGGATCCCGCCGCGGTCGTGGCTGCGGATGCCCTTGTCCCTTCACCTTCAGGAGGCGATCGACGCAAGCCAGCTCCTCGGGGAGAAGGCCCTGGAAATGGTCATGAGGTCGGGATCCATAATCCCCTGGCTCGAGGACATCAAGATACTCGCCCTGGCCACGGTGAAGAAGGGCTTCGCCACCGGCGGGTGGGGCACGTGGGTGCCCTGGAAGCCGGGCTACGAGAACAACACCGGCCTCAAGCTGGTCGACACCCGGGGCCTGCGGGACTCCGTCGACGCCCGCATCGCTAAAGAGGCCGCCTAATGAAGTCTCCCTTGAACAACGCCAGGAAGGTCGCCCTCAACCAGAGGGCCGGCGAGGTGCCGCAGCTGCAAGGCGCCCTGGCAAATTGGTTTCAGCCAATGGACTTCATCAAAGTGGCCAAGGGCGTGAGCGGTGGCTTTCTGGTCGAGAGCGGGGACGCGGGCGAGTCGTGGCAGTCCCCGTCCGGCGAAGTCGTCCAGGGATCTCAGACCCGCTTCGACGGCGTCATGATCCCGGGCGTGAAGCAACTCAACATCAAGGGCGAGGGACAGCGGGCCTGGCAGGGCTTCGACCTCTACTGCACCATCCAGCTGCAGCTAATTGAGGACGACGTCGTCATCTACTTGGCCACCCAGTACCGGGTCCTGGCCGTCTGGCCCTTCAAGGCCTTCGGCTTCATGCACTACTTCCTCTTCGAGGACTTCCAGTTCTCCGGGCCCCTGCAGGCGCTGACGGCCGGCACCGACGCCACCGGCAAGCCCGTGCCCGTCACCGACAACTCCGGCAACCAGGAGATCGTCTAATGGCCATGACCCTCGTGGGAACGAAGACGGCCCTCTTGCCCGGGCTGACGGCCTCCTTCGCCGCGGCCGGCGGGACCGCACCCTACTCCTACTCCGTCGTCCAGTACCAGCCCGGGGTCACCGGCGCCGGCGGATCCATTGACCCAGTCTCCGGCCTCTACACGGCGCCGGCGTCCATGCCCCTGGATCCCCGGAACTTCTACGACCAGGTCGTGGCCACTGACTCCTCCAACCCGCCCGTCACCGCCAAGGCCTTCGTCATGATCGGCCAGCCCTGGATGCTCGTGGGGGAGATCATCCTGCGGGTCCTGGGGCTGCCCATCGACCGCCTCTGGTTTTGGAAGCAGAAGGTCCAGATGCCCAAGGATCCGGGGCTCTTCATCGCCATCTCCATCCCCCACCAGAAGCCCTTCTCCTCGGGGAACTTCCCCTCGGGTCAAACGACCCAGAACGGGCCCGGCGCCGACCTGGTGACCAAGTACAGCGCCGTCCAGGCCACCCTGGACATCCACCTCTACTCCCGAAACCTGGAGGCCTTGAACCGGCTCCCGGAGGTTTTCATGGCCCTGGCGGGCCCTTACAGCGAGACGCAGCAAGAGACCAACGGCTTCTACCTGGCCAAATTGCCCCACAACGCCGTCGACATGTCCGAGGTGGACGGGGACGCTATCCCTTATCACTACGTCGTCACGGTGGAGATGATGTACACTGTCACGAAACAGATCTCGCCCGACTACTACTCCACCGTAGCCGCGCCAACGATCACCACCAACCCTTGAGGGAGAGCCTATGTTCTGGAAATGGATCCTTTGTTTCTTCCTTGGCCACCTGGACCACGACGTCGAGGGCCTGGCCAGGAGCTGCAAGGGTCTTTGGGTGGACGCGCCTTGCAAGAGGTGCGGGACGAAGAGGTTAGAGATGGCCCCGAAGCGGTCCACGCTGGACCAGTGGCCGACGGGTAAAAAACCAATTTTCAAGGAGATCGGATCATGAAAAAGTTTCTAGCCGTGGTGCTGCTGGCCATGGGGATGGTGGGCCACGTCTTCGCGCAGGCCTCCCAGTTCCCCCTCTCGACGATCATCAACGTCTCGGTCGTGTCGCCGTCCCCGGGCTTCGCCGGCTTCAACACCGGCAACCTGGCCATCTTTTCCGACGACGCGCCCGCCACGACCTTCCCCGGGGGCGGGATCCAGTATTACCAGAGCCCCACGCAGGTGGGGGTCGACTTCGGCACCTCCTCGAGGACGTTCCAGGAGGCCAACTCGGTCTTCTCGCAGAACCCCAACATCCTCCTCGCCGGCGGGCAGCTGGAGGTCATCTCCATGCACACGGCGGCCGTGACCTGGTCCTTCTCCGGGATCGCCGCCTCCGGCTCCGTCTCCGTCATCTGGAACGGCAACCGGATGCTCATGAACGCGACCGACACCGCCGCCCAGATCCAGGCCAAGCTGCAGGGCCTCGCCGGCCTCAACCAAGTCGTCGTGACTGGATCCATCGCCTCCCAGGCCGTGACGATCCAGATGTACGGGGTCTACGGCGCCACGCCGGCCAACTTCACCTTCTCCACCAACACCCTGCTCACCGGCGGATCCGTGTCCGTGACCGTGACCTCGGCCATATTGACCCAGGGAGAGTCCATCACCGCCTGCCTCAACCGGACGGTCAACTCCACCGCCTACGCGGCCGTCATTCCCAACGAGCGCTACTCCGTCATCGGATCCACGGACTTCACCGCGGCCGCGACCGCCTTCCAGGCCGTGAACATCCTCCTCGGCATCGTGGGGAACACTGACGCCCTCAACCAGAGCACCGGGGACTTCTACAAGAACACGCAGACGGGGAACTGGCACACCCGCTGCCTGTCCTACTTCGAGACCGCCAACAACGACGACCTCCTCTTCCTGGGCGGGTACTTCGGCCTCCTGCTCTCGGTGAACTACACGGGGAACAACACCACCATCACCATGAACCTCAAGCAGCTCTCCGGCGTCCCCGTCGACGACCTCATCACCCCGGGATCCGTGGTCACGGACGCCGCGGCCGCGGGGTCCGACATCTACATCTCGATCATGGGCGTGCCGGCGGTCATAAGCTACGGGACCAACCTTTTCGCCGACCAGGCCACCAACCGCCTCTGGCTCGCCGGGGCCGTGCAGACGGCCTGGTTCAACGCGGCCGCCCAGACCTCGACCAAGATCCCCCAGACCGAGTCGGGGATGAACTACATGAAGAACGCGGTCAAGCAGACCCTGGCCCAGGCCGTGGCCAACGGATACCTGGCGCCGGGGACGTGGACGCTGCCCAACACCTTCGGGAACATCACCAACTTCTACAACAACATCGCCCAGTTCGGGTACTACATCTACACCACGCCCATCTC